GCTGACACCTTCACCGATCTGAATTGCATCAGAATAGCTCACTACACCAGTGCTTGAATTGTAGTTGTACTTTGCAACTATTGGCTTTGAAAAGCCGAAGTTGTATGAACCATTAAAACTCATGTTAATTCCTCTCTTTCGTTATTTCCACAGTGAATGTGGTTTGTCTAATTTTTTCATTGTTAATCTCATATACTCTGGAAGTTACGCTCGTAACGATGCCTACTTCCTCAAGATATGATTTAATGACTTCTTTTAAAGCCATATAATCGAACTTTTTAGGAGTAAAGAAGTTTATTTGCATATAAGCTGTGTCAGCTAGGACCTTATCATCTCCAAACTCTACTCCTCTTTCATCTTCATAAGTGAAAGTGATATATTTCTTTTCTGTTCCTTCGTATTCGTCAGGAACTACTGGAATATTTGCCAGAGCCTCGATTTGTTTTAGTCCTAAAATAATAGGATTGACATTCATCTTGTCATTTCCTCCCATTTCTTCTGAAATATTCTTAAGATTTCAGCTTGTGCATTGTTTATAGCCGGAGTTAACCAGGGCGAAGGAGCTTGATGAGCATTGCCATAATTGAGCCATATTCCCTTGAGAGCATTGCTCACAGGATATGTTCTCTTGTGATTCTTTGAATCATAGTAGAATGTTTTCGACTTTCCAGAAGGTCCAACATTAACTATATAAGCATCTGTCTTTGTCTTTTTAGGCTTTACACCCTTTATTGACTCGACTAGCTCTCCTGTTCCAGCTCCTCTTTCTGCTGCCCTTATTGAATCCTTTATGGATTCAACCATTATAGGAGTTGCTTCTTCAAGAGCTTCCTTTGCTATATCCTCAAAAGAAGAGTTTAAAAGGTTTCCAAAGAGATTATCTGGAAAGTTAATGTCTAACTGTGCCATCTATTCATTCTCCGATAAGGTTAATTCAACAATTTCCTTCTTCCTGTCTGGATAAGTTCTTGATACTACATAACGCTTTCCGTTATAATCAACGAGTTTTTCATCGTTGTACTCAAAGAGCTTAACTTCCGCTACACAAACAACATTGATTTTTGCAGCGTTAGCCTGATAAAATTCAGTCCTACTAACCGCCTTGATGTTAGCATATACAGTTCTTTTGGTTTCTGTTTCAGAAACAGGAAAGCCATTCTCATTGATGGTTTCCTCTGTAACTGTCACAAGGTCGATTGTATCTATCCAGCCATTCATTGTTTTCTTACTCCAATTATTTTCAAGCGGTCAGAATAAAGATTCCAACATTTCTCGTCTCCGTCTCCGAATAAACCTTTGCAATAAAGCACTACCATATTGCATTCGTCAAGGTTTTCAATGTTAAAATCATGATTACACGATTTTGATATATCATCTTCCGCTTGAGCAATAAGATTGTCAATTTCAGTATCAAAAGTTATGGTACTTACTCTTAAGCTCTGCTTAACTAGTGCTTTAAGTTCTGGTTCGGTCATGTTATTTCCTCTTCTTCTTTCTTTCTTCCGCTTCTGGTTTAAGTTCTGCTGTTTCAGCCTGTGCTTTCGGTGTAGTAGACACCACTTCAGCAGTGCCTAAAGCAATAAGCCTTGCAGCTTCGCTTTCTGAAACATCACAAATAGAGCCACCTTCTACAATGACTCTATTCGTGATTAACATTCTTATCTTCATTAAGCCTTAACAACGCAAAGTCTGTCGCAAGCCACTACACCGATACCAGCTGGCATTCTACCGATAATCTTAACCATATCCTTTTCAGCATATGTTAAATCATCAAACTTGAATGTTGGGTTCTTACCATTTGGCATATTCATCTGAACACCTGATGTAAGGTCTCCAACAATCATGAAGTTTCCTGTCTCTCCTGAAGCTCCTGTCATAGGATCGAGTGTGTCGTTTGTGAATGTTTTGTAGTTGTTGAATGGATCAACTGCATATCCAGCGAGCTTAGCAAGTTTCTTGAGATAAGCTCTTGTCTTCTTGTGCATGATAAGAACAACATTGTCCTCGTTGATTTCATCTGTAAGCTCTGCTTCTGCTGCATCTACTGTTGAGATTCCGTCTGGAGCGACAGTAGGAACTGAAGCAGCTGTTGCTGTTGCTGTTGTTGGTGATGCAAGAATCTTTGCGATTGCAATGTCGATTGCTTTCTTAACAATCTTCTGTGTAAGCTCTGCATAGATGTACTTGAGGAAGTCTTCAGAATCCATGTCGATGACTTCATCTGATACATAAATCCACTTCTTGATTGTCTTTGGAACAAGTGTAACGATACCGAGCTTGAGTGTCTCAGGATCTGGAGCATCTGAACCTTCTTCATGGATAACTGCATCTGTAGCTGAAAGCTCAAAGCCAATCTTTAAGTTACCCTTAACTGCTGTCTGCTTAATCATGTTGAAAAGCTCGTTTGAGTTCCAAGCTGTGTTGATGGTTGTCTGAACAAACTCAGGTACTGGAAGCTGTCCATCTGCACTTGTTACATACTGATTGTCAGCGTTTGTTGTTAAGATGCTTCTTACTTCCTCAACTTCACCTGTCTTGATGAACTTAGCATAAGCATCTATATATGCTTTTGAATTTCTGATTTCGTCAATTTTATTCATTGTTTTCTCCTTCTTTGGTGTGATGTCAACTCCGCTTCTCTTCTGAGCGAAGTCTTCTGCTGCCTTTTCTTCTGCTTCAATCTTCTGAAGCTCGTCTTTAAGAGCTTTCTGTCTTGTTGCAAGTTCTTCTGCTTCTTTTGTTCTGGCTTCAAGTTCTGCCTGGTCTGCTGTCTCAACTCCAGCTTCAAGTTCAGCTGAACGTGCTTCTATCTGCTTAAGCTCATTGATGATTTCTGCTTTTCTTGTCATCCTTTTATCTCCTTTATTTTTGATAATAAGTTTTTGCGGGTTTCTTCGAGCTTACGAGCATTCTCCAATGCTTCTCTTGCACTCTCCAGTGATGCGTGGCCATCATCCGTTGACCTGGCATTAAGCGAAGTTCCCTCATATGCTGGGAATGTAACTGCTGACACTTCATAAATCTTTGAAATGCTGGTTATATGTCTTGTAGGATGGTCTGTGTCTAAATCATCCCACTTGTCCCCATTTACTCTGAACATGAAAGACATCTGGTCAATGTCTCCTCTTTCAACTGCTGAATGAAGCTCCTGTGCTCTTGGATTCTTCTCTGTATCAAGGTCTACCCTGATATGAAGTCCATCATTCTTCACTTCAAGTTGCATTGTTGAATTTTTATTGTTATTTCTTGATCTAGCGAATGGAATCGAGTTTGTGTCATGATTAACTAAAAAACGAACATCTTTCATGTCCGTTTCATCAAGAGCTGTTGGCTCGATTATTTCATAGCACCATCCAAGGTCTGTCTTTTGATTGAATACGATTGGAACTCCTTCCAGGATATTTCCTCTTTCTTCGTCTTTCCTTGCTCTTACGTCACAGGAAAATGCTCTTTTTTCAATATTATCCATCTTTTTCTTCTCCTTCATCTGCTGAATAGTTGTTTGTTGCTATCAATATATCGTTTCCGCCATTTTCTGGACCTAGTGGCGGATATCCTAACATTTCTCTGTATTCATCTCTTCTAAATAAACCGAGTTCTCTTGTTGCGTTTATAACAGAGACTGCTGCCTTTGTTGACTGATACTTAACTCGGTTCATAGATGCCTCGATTGCATTTCCGAAGCCTCTCTCCCTGTCTGTGTAAAGAATAGCGGTCATTGCCTGAGTTAACATGATTGCAAAAGGCTCAAGTTTACCTTCATAGATTGCTTCATATTCTTCTGATGTGAATTTGTTCTGAAGGAAGTTCTCATTTACTCCAAAATAATTGAAGTATTTGTTTTTTGTTTCCCTCATAGTCTCAGCATCTATCATGTAAGGCTTTGATTCTATGTCTTTATACTGGAATTTGCCATCTATGGCCATTACTCCACCAGAGTTCGATGCTTTGAGATTGTCTTCCATAAATCTCGCTTTAGCTTTCTCTAAGTCTTCATCTTTCAGAACCTGTGTTGTTGAAAGAATACCTCTAATGAGAGCACTGTTCTTTATTCCGCCGATGATTCCCTGATTCTGAGCATTGTTAAGCTCAAGAGCTGGGTTAAGTGGCTTTTCGTTTTCATCTCCGAATAAATCATCTGAAAAATAATGATTTCTTAAGTGAATGATTTTCGAATATGGGATTGTATATGTTCTCCAGTAGTTCATTCTGAACTGAACTATTTTGATTCCAGCATCATTCTCATAGATTTTGAAATCTTCATAGTTAACCGGCCATAAATTAACCAGAGTTTCATCAACATATTCCGGATATATGAACACGTTGTTTGATGCAAAATACATTGCAGCTAACTTATACAAGAAATCATACTGTGTCATATATGGGTTAGGTCTTTTTAATACCCTTGCTATGTCTGATTTTGTGTCAATTTCAGCTGCTTCGCTTGGATTCTTTATGCGAATTGCTCTTAGCTCTGCCTTTGCTATGTTTCTTGCAAGCGAATCTATACAAGCAACTACTAAATCCTGTTCAAAAATATTTTTGTTCCAGGAGTAATACTTCCAAGCCTCTGTAACTATTGGCTCAATCTTTGTTTTTAACTGCTCATTCTTGGTCTTTCCACCAAAAAAACTTAAAATAGACATTTCTTCTCCTTACCCTACAAGGTTGATATAGTCTTCTTTGTATTTCACATATATTACATAAGCATTCAGAAGACTGACCATTCCATCAATTCTTCTGTTCTTTTGTATCTTCGTAGGTTGAATGCTTTCAACTGTTCCTGTTGACTTAACTCCAGTATTTGACAAGCACCATTTCAGAATCGGATTATTGTTATAGTTAATCATCTTATCTGAGAGCTTCGCTCCTAGTTCTTTCATTGGAGCTGTCCATGTGAATGGTCCTTGTGCTACTTTCTCCATGACAGATTGTCCGAACTCTGACTCCATCTCCTGAACCCAATAACCGGCTAAGGCTCTATCATAACCGCACCGCCAAAGGTCTATTTGATATTCATCTCTCATCTTAAGGTACCAAGCTGTCACATCAGAATACTGAACCATATTTCCTTCGCAAAAAGTCATAAGTCCTCGTTCTTGCCATATTTTATATGGAGCTTCCTTGGAGCTTGTGGCTTCTAGTTCATCAATTCGAGATTGTGGCAAGAAATAATGCTGAAGAACATATAACTTGTCATCCTCTTTCTTTCGGATCAGGAGCGTTGCACACGTTAGGTCAGTTGTTGCTGACAAGTCGCAACCACCTATTGCATATGTATTCCTTATCTCTTCCATGTCGAATGTGTCTTCACAGTTAAGCTGCTGCCATGTCAGCCATGTTGCAGCATCGACATTCTTGAGATTAAAGTCTTTTGTTAGAACTGTAGGCTTAAAAGAAGCATCATTTTTTGCCTTTTCAACATTGGCTCTTAATGTGTCAATCTTCTTAATCGTGCCTAGTCCTGGATTAGCTTTCATCCACTTGGATTCGTCTGTCCATTCCTCAGTGGAATCCAGTTCGTATATAAGAGCTAAGAAGTGTTCATCTTCTATGTCTCCATTCAGAACCTTTTCAGCGTATTCATATTGTGAATCATAGACTGTCTCCCTATTCATTCCTGATGTGGTTATCTCAAGAAGTATAGGCTGAAGTCTAGCAGTCATCGCTTGCTTGATTACATCGTATAAGTTACGGTCCTTCAATGAATGAAGTTCGTCTATGATGCCACAATGGGGATTTAAGCCATCTAGCGAATTAGAATCACTCGCTAGTGGCTGGAATACTCCAAAATTATATTCGCAGTAGAGGTCTGTTCTGCGTCTTTTTATGTACTTGAGCAAATAAGGAGACTGAGCCACCATGTTTCGAGCTTCATCGAATACAATCTTTGCCTGGTCTTTTTTAGATGCCAAACAATCAACTTCAGCTCCGCCTTCATGATCTGCTATAAGCATATACAAGCCAAGTCCTGATGATATACAAGACTTTCCGTTTTTTCTGGCCATTATCCAGAGAACTTCTGTATATTTTCGAACTCCGTTCTTATCAACAAAGCCGAATATTGCTTGTATGCAAGCCTTCTGAAATAGCTCAAGTTTTAATGGCTTTCCTATGGCTCCTTTTGACTGTTTACAAAAGTGTTCTAGGAAATATATTGGTCTATTAGCTCTCTTTACATTAAAATGATATCTGCCATCCTTCTTCTTGGTGTCCGATGCTAGTTGCTCAAATACCTTTCGAATCTTTTCGGAGACAACTATCTTCTGAGCTTCGATTTCATCCCAATACTTGAGGATGTAATTCGTTGAATCAAGAGCTATCTTCATTCATCGTTGAGGAAGTCCAGCATCGGATCAGAAGACATCCTCGCCAGTTCCTGTTCACTCCTTGGAAGCAATTTCACAAGGTCTGCAATTACTTGTCGATAATTATTTGATAATTTGATATATAACTGAGCTGCTGAACCTGTTTTCTTGCCTTTTTGGTTGGCTCCGTTCTGATATTCCTCAACCCAGCCATCTTCTTTGATGGTTTTCTGCAAGTCCTGAAGAGAAACTGACATGAAAGCAGCATTCTCTATCAATTTTTTGCATAAATCTTTCTTTTCTTTGTCTATGTTTGCGAAAATCTGATTAAGTCTCTTCACTTCGTAGGAAGTCCGAGAATCTCTCGTCTTTTTCGGTTTTGTTTTTGTTGTTTTTTTGTCCGTTTTAACGGTCTTTTTTGTCATATACTACACCCCTTTCGCACACGATGTCCGATTCTAGAGAGG